ACCATTAGTTAATATAGTATATATTGGAGTTAAAGCTGATAGGTTAGTATCGGCTTTAGTGGGAAAAATTGAATCTGGGAATACTTCAATTTTAGAAGGTACTGGATTTTTTAGGCCACTAAAATCATCTGTTTTTGGGTTGTTATAAAGTTCTTTAGCGGGGGTTCCAGTAGCTTTAGAATATAATGTTGAAGCATTATTTTCAGATAATGGGTTATAACTCCAACTAACATTGGCTAAATTAACACCAGAAGGTACTAAATAATCAGGATCAGTTCTTAATAAATCATTTCCATGATTAATATTATTCTGGTTTGGGTTTGGGGGTAAAGGTAAAAATGTTTCTCTATTTAAGATATTAGATATATTATCTGTGAATAGAGGAATATATACTTTATCAGGACTTACATTATCTAAAGATTCATATTGAAATGAAGCTCCTTGTTGAGTAGGATTATATATCCAAGTAGGTGTTTTACGAGATAAAAAGTTTTGACCTCTTAAAGCAGATACTATATTAGGATTATTAGATATAGCTGCTGCTCTATCTTCTCCATCTTCATAAACATCTTTAAGTTTAATAGTTGGATTTTGAATCCTAATATTAGTTGTGCCTAAACCTAAAGGAGCATTTGGTCCACCAGGATAAGATAATAAAATGTTAGGATTTAAATTTGTAATACCAAATGGATTAATACTTAAACTACCTAAAGATTGATTAAGAATTTTAGATGTATATGCTATAGTTAAACGGTTTTCAACATCACCGTTTGATAAAGTTTGACCTACAGGATATTCACCTATACCTCTAGTAGCAAAATAATATCCTTCAGTACCACCAGCGAAATAACTTAATGGAGATAGAGGATCTAAACCTTGTTTATTAAAATGAGCTCCTGTAAATAAAGCTCCAGCTTGAGTTATTGTATTAGTAGGCAAATAAATCCTATTGGTGTTAACCATTTTAGGATTTTGTCTCTCTAATAATTCTTGTTTAGCTGTAAATAAAAGACCTCTTACTGATGTAGTATCAGTAAAAAATTTAGTGAGTCTACTAACATCAGTTAAAGATGCCTGTAATGCTCCTTGTCTTAATAAAAAGTCAGGACCATTAGCTGTTAAACCGTCAGGTATGGGAGTGACAATATAGGGTTGGTTACTTGAACCATTTCCTGGCCTGTCATTCCCATACTTTAACGATTTTAGATCAGTTTTTAGGTTTATTAAACCCATTCATTACTGAGGTAAGTTGTTAAGATACTGTGGAGGTGTTACAGCTCCCATGCTTAACTGTGTTGGTTGAGGAATAGGATTATTAGCTCCATCATTATATGTTTGGTACGCCGCAATTGCTCCGTTTTCAGGACCTCCAATAGAATATGGAGCCAACATTGGAGATTGTGCTGTAGCAAAAATAATAGTAGGAGGAGTTGTGCCATTATAAGCTGTTAATCCTGATCCGTCAGTTGTAAATCTAGATAAAATTCCCATGTTATTATAGTTTTTAAGGTTTATTATAAATATTATATTTTTATGAAATATTAGAGTAAGTTTTAACTTGTTCTCTATTAACACTAGGAGTTATTTTTCTAGCTATAACATCACCATCAATTGCTAATTGGACACTTGTATCTTTAGCTTGAATAGCTTTAAGTACATTAACTGCTTCTTGTAATATTTTAACAACATTTTCATTTGATGTTATATTTTGATTATTATTTACTAAAGAAGAAGCATTAGTATTATTAGCATTGTTTAAAGTAGATATTGTTTGATCTAATGGTTGAATTTCATTATTAATAGGAACAATTTCTTCTTCATTAGTTCCAGAAAACATTTCTCCTATTAGTCCTCCAGCTAAAGCACCTAAAGGACCTAAAAATGATCCAATTGTTGCTCCAGCTATTGCTCCTTTAGTACTATCTGTTTTTCCTTCAGTTTGTTTTTCAACAATTAAATTAGCTACTTTTAAATTATCTATACTAGTAGAAACTAATTGATTTGTTCTTTGATTAGTTAATAGTTCTTCTTTTAATCCAGTAATATTTAATTCTTTAGTTTTATCTAATTCTTTATTTTTGTTTAATTCTTTAGTTTTATCAGTTGTTAAGTTTGTAATAGCTTTATCAGAAACATTTAAAATTACTTCTTTAGCTTCAATATTAGTTTTATCAACTAATGATTTAGAAGAAGTAGCTGATGATAAAGATGATGCAGATGTAGTAGACTCAGCATTAGCTGTTGTTTTATCAGTTGATGAAACAGAAGAAACAAACTCAAATGCTTTACTAAATAAACTACTAACACCTTCACTTACTTTATCAACAACTTTTTCTAAAGATGTTTTATTTAAAGAATCATGTAACTCAACTACTTTATCAACAGTTGTGATTATTGGAGATACATCTCCAACATTAGCAGTTATATTATTAAGATTAGCTATAGATTCACTTAATTTAGTTATAGCATCAGCTAATGTTAATATTTTACTTGAATCTATAGAAGATAATTCATTTAATTTTTCAACTACACCACCCCCAAATAATTTACCTATACTACCTAATATACCTCCAGCTAAACTTCCACCTCCTAAAACAGCTAAACCTGCTCCTATACTAGCTAAAGCAGGTCCTATAGCAAATAATTTAATAGGATCAACTTCATTTAAAGTTTTGAATAGATCTGATAAACCAGTGAAAGCAGATGTGATTACTTCTGCTATTCCTGAGAATGTTTTTGATATGACATTGCCAAATGCTTCAATTATTGGTGTGAATTTCTCTAAAGCGGGGGCTATTATCCTTAAAGCTATACCAAAAGGTATTAAAGAGGCTCCTAGAGCTGCTATTGCTACTGCTCCAGCTAACATTAAAGGTACAAATGAACCAAATGCCGCACCAGCTATACCTAATCCTAATAATGCTACTCCAGCTTTACCTAAATCACTCCAACTAACTTCACTAAATTGTTTAAGAGCATAAGCCGCAGGAATTAAAGCTAACCCTAAAGCTGCTAAAGCAGCAGCACCTAAAAATACTTTACCAGTACCTAATCTTTCAATACCTTTTGCAAATGATGTAAGACCTTTTTCTACTAATGGGCCTATAGCTCCTAAAACAGTAGCTGCTAACATACCTGGAAGAGCAGCTACTAAAGCTACACTAGCTACTACTAAAGCACCAGCGCCTAAAAGTACTTTACCTTTAGCCATTGCTTCTAAACCATTAGCTAGTCCTTCTAATCCTTTTTTAATAGCTTTTCCATCTAATTTTTCAATTAACTTAGCACCTAAAAATCCAGGAATCATAGCTATTAAACCAATTGATGCTGGGATCAGGTTTAAGGCTCCAAATAATACTTCTTTAGTGCCAAAGGCTGCTATACCCTTAGCTATGTTTTTCATTCGTTCAGAAAAACCTTTAGCATTATCACCACCTTTAGCACTATCAGATGCTTTATCTCCTTTGTCTTTAGCTTTATCTGCTAAGTCATCTGCTTTTGATTTACCTGAGAATTTATCTTTAATACTATCTTTAAGATCTTTAGCTGTTCCTCCAATTCCTTTTTCTTTAATTGATGAAAATATTGATCCTACACCTTTAGCTGCCCCTAACACAGTATCTTTTAAAGATTTTCCTATACCTAAAATTCCTTGCCCTATCCCACCAGTTAATAATTTCCAAGTCAACATTAACCCTATTATAGCTGGTAATGCTCCTCCTGTGATTTTATTGAAGAAATTTATTACTGTACCTATCCCAGAAGCTATACCACCAATTATATTAAATACTGGGGTTAAAGCATTAACCATATTTAATATAGGTTCTGATAAGGAAACAAATATTTCTTTTAATTTTTCAACAGTAGCGTTAAATTGTTCTTGTACTGATTGGGATTCTAATTGGGCTGCTAATTTATCATCTCCTAATTTAGCTGCTATAGCTTCGTCTGATAAGCCCTCTTTTTTAAGTTTATTATATGCTTCTAACGCTGTGCCTTCTTGAGCTCCTAGATTAGCTAACGCTTCTCTTTCTACTAATGAATCTGCTAATTGATCTCTAGTTAATCCAACAGCTTTAGCTAAAGCCTCCTGTTGGATACGATTCATTTTACCAAACTCAGCTGATGAACCAACTTGTCTAGCTACTTCAGCTGCAGCCCCAGCTATGTCATTATTTAAAGCTAATAATCTAGCTTTTTCAAAATTTAAAGACTTACCAGTTAGCATTTCTGCTTCTAATTCAGAAGAAATAGAAGATTCAAATTCTAATAGTCCTTTAGATATACTTTCAGCTTGTTCTAAATTTAAACCAAACTGTTTAGCTTGCATTACAGATTTAGTAACAGCTTCAAGACTACCACCTAAAGATAATTTTACAGCATTAGAAGTTTTATTTACTTCTTTAAGAACTTCTCTTTCATTTATAGCTGATTTGTTGACAGCGTTAAAAGCTACTGCTGTACCTAATATAGCTTTAGTATTATCTTTAAAATCTTTACCAGTAGCTTTAGATATTTTATATATACCTGTTAACTCTTCAGCTTGATATCCAGCCTGTTGAGTTAATTCAGTCATAGTAATTAACTCTTCTTGACTTATTTTAGCATTAGTGCCAAAAGCTTTATTTATTTCTGTTAAGCTTTTTTGTAAATTTTGGCTATTAATATTTACATTACTTGTAGAGTTAGCTATTTCATTTAACTCTTCACGTATACCTAAAGCTTCTTTATAGCTAGTTCCAAATTGTTTAGCTAATTCTCCTGTAGCTGTGTCTGATGATTTAAGAGCTCCAGTTAATTGAGTGACAAGAAATGTTGTTACAGCTAATGGATCAGTTAAATTTTTAACTAAAGAGCTACCCATTGATTTAAGTCCTTCATTAAGGATAGCTACTTTACCCTTCATGCCTGTATACTGGGCATTGGATTTGGCTAAGGTGTTTAAATTGGTTATATTTTGTCCTAATACTTTTTCTTCTTCAGTATAACCTGCTTTAATAGATTCTAAAGCTTTTTCTTTAGCTTTTAATTTTTTCTCATCTCCCCCTTTACTACGGATTTCTTCAATTTCTTTTTCAAGTTCTTTTTCTCTCTCTAATTTTTTTAAAAGATTATCATAACGACCTGTTGGGAGATTTTCTTTAGCTGTGTTAATCTGTTCTTGTAAAATAATTTGCTGTTTTTGATCTTTTACAATCTTTTCAGCTAATGAAGACATTTTACTTTTAGCTTCATCAATACCTAATTGGTTAGATAAACTACTAAATCCTAAATTATTTAAAGTTGAGCTTAAACCAGCTACTGCTGCTCCACTTAAACCTAATAATTCTTTTTGTTTTTCTAATTGACTGTCAATACCATCTATAGTAGCTCTTAAAGCATTATAAAGACCATCTTGTTCTTCAAGTGCACCTTTAATCTCATTTTGAGTTACTTTGTTTTGAGTTAAAAGTTTATTTATATTTTTTTCAGATTTTTCAATCTGGGCATATTGTTTGACTAATTCATCGTATCGTTTTTCTTGTTCTTGGGTTAAGCCTCCTTGTTTTTGTAAATCAGATAAACGATCAGCTTCTGCTTCAACAGCTTCTTTATCTTTTTTAGCTTTTTTTAATTGGGCTTCTAAACTTTGTTCTTCTAATTTTAATAAAGAATCAGCATTTTTTAATTCTAATTGATTAATTTCAAATTTTTCTCTTAATTTTTTAATACCTTTTTCATCTAATTTACTAATATTTTGTTGATGATATTGAAGTTCTTGAGCTATAGATGTTAATCCTTTATAGATTTTAGTAACATTATTTACACCAGAATAAGTATTTTTTAATTCATTAGCTATATTTTGAAAAGCAGTTATTGAAAAGCTAATATCACTTGTAAATTCTTCAGCTTCAGCTTGCAGTTTATGAAGATAATCTTTAGCAGCAGATCCAGATTTTATTAAATTATCAAAGTCGATATCTTTAATATCTTTCCCTAATAATTTTATAAGAGATCTTAATTCAAGTATTTCTTTAGCTGTAAGCTGTGAGTTGTCTGCCATTAAAAGTATTTATTATAAATATTAAAAAACGTAATTTTTAATACTTGGGAGGTTTATTGGCTAATTTACCTTTAAATTGTTCTGGTAATTGGATTTTACCATCTCGAATATCTCTAGTTTGGGATGCTAGATCACTACCTGTACTTTTATTTTTTTCATCATAATGTTCTTTCATTTTATGGAAAGTAAACTTACGAAGCCAAATGGGCATGTTATAGACTGCTTCCCAGTCATAACCGCCCTGGCCATGAAAAACTATTTCGTGAATTTGAGTAAAAAGATTAAACCTATACTGTTTGGCTAGATCAGAGGTCAGGCCAAAAAAAGCTAAGTCCAACTGGAATGTTAACTTTTGTGTCGCTCCCGTCGGGAAAAAAGGTCAGATCAACATCTGGTTGTACCTCCTTTATATACTCCCTAAATGCTCTGGAGTCACGAGCTAAGAAATGATTATCAACAAATTCTCTAATTGTTTTAGGATCAGTATTATCTTCAATAGAAGTAATCATGTATTTTAAACGAGTTGATAATTCAGGTGTATTATTTTTATTAATTTTCTTTAAACCTTCTAACTCAGCATTAATTTTTTTTTCATCATGACCTGTTAAAAGTTTAAAAGTGATTTTAGTATTTGTTGAAGGTAAAGTATATTCAAATTCATTTACTCCTTTTTTAAACAAATGATCAAGAATAGGTTTATTTTCAATAGTAGATAGATCAATTGTTTGTTCTTCACCTCCATAATTGAATGTATAATCTTTACCATAACCTAAAATACGAGCAGCTACTAATAAGGCATTTTTATCACCTACAACTAAATCTTCATATTTAACACCTGGTGTTTGGATAAGAGATTTAATCAATTCGTCTAATACTGTTCCTTTTTGAATATAAGATTGGTTAGTTAAAATATCTTCTTCCTTAGCGGTCATATATTTCATTTCAATTTTACCTTCTGAAAGAGGGCTTGTTTCTGGGTATACTAATCCTTGTGAAGGTAAGTCAACAACTTCTGTTGGGATACTAAATTTGTTTTCCATAAATAATTTTGTTATAACATTTTTGTTTGTTGCTTATAAATATATACAAAAAAAAGAAGCTCGCGTTTTCCGCGAGCCTCTTTTAAGATTTATGAGTTCTATCTTTTAGTAGTTCAATATAGCGAAGTCAATTGCTAATGTCATAGTGATGTTAATAGCTTGGTTTTCAGTATCCCAGTTATATTCACCAAATTCAGCAGTTTTAATAAATGCGCCTTTAAGTACCCATTCTGCTACCACGTCACCTACAGGACCAAGAGCATTGATTACTAAATCCTTCTTATAAAAGTCAGAGTAACCATCTCTACCTGTTACTGATTCGTGTGATAAGCGAACCCATTCCATTATTGTTTGAGCACCAGATGGTGTAATTGGATCATGCAATGTTAAGGTAACATCATTCCAAACTGTCTTACCTTTTACTTTACGTAAAACGTTAATGTGGTTTAATATTACTTCACCTTGGTTTAATCCCACAGCGCTAACACCTTTAATGATGTAGCTAGGTACTCCGTCAGCGTACAGGATAAATCGGTTAGCCTGTTTTGGTTCAAACGCTGTAAAAAACATTTCATTTGCGTCTATAATTGCCATTTTCTTTTAGTTTTTTATTTGTTAATAAATATTTAATCAGCTAACCTTTATGCAGGGAAAGTAGCGCCTGTTGGGGTAATGTTGAAGTTTAAGTAAATAAATTCAGCAGTCTTAGTTGGTTGTAAATAAATCTGACCTACTAACTCATTTCTGTCAATTACAGCTGGGGTGTTAATAGAATCATCCATAATTACCTTAAACGCGTATAAACCTTGACGTTGTTGAACTGATTCAAGGTACGGATTAACTTGGGCTAAGAAGCTATTTCTTGTAGCTGCGTTATTCTGTTGGAATACTAATCCATTAGCAATCTGGCCAATTGTTCTCTTAAGAGCAATTAACAAGCGACGAACATTTAAACGATCAAGAGCTGAAGCTTTGGTTTGTAATGTTTTCTGACCATATACTACAACACCTTGTCCTGGGAATGTAGCGATTGGGTTAATTTTAGCTTGATATAAATTATCACGGGTTGTTTGTGATAATTTAGAAGCAGCTCTAATTACATTACCTAATCCACCTCTGTTAATACCTGCTGGGGCAAACCATGGCTCAGCTACTCTATCATTGAATGCAAATACACCTGGGATTAATGTGGATGGTGGTACAAATACATACTGCTTAGTAGCAGGATCAAGCATTTGAACCCATGGGTAATAAGCAGCCACATATGATGAATCTACATTAGTGGCAGTTGAAATTTGCGCATTAGCTGAGGCTGAATAGCCACCTAATTCCATTACAAATACATTATCTCCTCTTTCTTCAGTGTTTGAAATTACAGTGTCTAATGTAGTATCATGATCATCATAATTTAATCCAGGAGCTACTAATACATTAAATTGATAATCATTAGCACTCTTTAATAAACTAAATGCTGATGTGTAATCACTGGCTACTAAACCTTGAATATTAGTGGAGGTAATAGTGTCATAGAACTTAGGGGCAGCTATAATATTGCCTAATCCACCAGCAAATGATCCAGTAATATTTTTAAGTAGAGCTCCAGGAATAGAAGCTGTGTAAGCTGGGTTAGCAATACCGCCAACTAAATATTGAGGAGTTGGCTTAAATACTGAGCCTACTCTGATGTATCTTGATTTATTAGGATAAGTACCTGTGATTTGTAAACTAGCTTCACCATCAAGAGTCTCTTGAACGAATGAATAATCACCAATTCTTCTAGCTACATAATTATCATCTAATGGATCTAATGATAACCCAGTATATACTTCTAAAATAGCTTTATTTCTGTTATCATCATTACCTCTACGAACAAATAAGTTAAATGTACCAGATTGAGTATTTGGGGCTACAATTTCAACACGAATGTTATTTATTGATCCAGAAACTAAAGCACCATTGCTATCTACATTTCCATTATTATTCATCATAGCACCTTCAGAGATAGTAAATAAATTAAATGAAGGTGTAGTAGTACCATCTTGTCCAAAGATTGAAGCGCTAGCTGCTTCATATGTACCATTTACAACACGAGTCACTAATAATGTTTGACCACCGTTTTGGAAATAGTTATAAGCTGCTATAGAAGTAAAATAAGAATATGATCCGCTTCCAGCAATAATTTCAGTTTCACCAAAATAATTGGTAAAGTCAGTATATGATGTAACAGTTACAGGTACACCTACAGGTCCTTTAACTGTAGGACCAACAATAGCCGCGCCAATTACTGGTGGCTGTTCGGCTATAAACGAGGTATCTATCTCTCTTGATAAAACACCTGGGGATAATAAAATTTCTGCCATGTTATTTTAAATTAATTAAGTTGTTTTTACTATGGGGTTTATTGATAAATATTTTAAAAATATTCAAAAAACTAGGCGTTTATAAATTCTCCTTTTTCTAGGTTAATTGTACCATCACCATATTTGTCTTGTAACTGTTTTCCTAAAGTTTCTTCTTTTTGTTTTAATTTTTCATATTCAAGTTTTAGTTTTTGTTTACGAATTTCTAATTCTTGAAATTGAATTTCTAAAACTCCAAATGCATCAACAATAGAATATCGTTCTTGTTGTACTGTTTTTAATTGTGTAATCTCTTCTTGGGTTAAAACTTTTGTTTCCATTTTTTAATTTATTATAAATATAAATTTAATTTATATAATTAAAGATATTTTAAAGTAATTTCATCTCCAGGTTTAATTTCAGAAAGAGTTGTTAATGTGATAATTTCATAATCATTATCATAAGAATATATAGTGTTAGGTGTGTCACTAGAATTAATATAACTAATATAGTGAAAGCTTATCATTGTTTTACCTTGAGCTTTAAAAGTATATCGAATTAATGCGTCAGGACAGTATGTATTTTTAGGGATAATAATAACTGGGGCTTGGAGGGCTATAGTGTTTTGAGGAATAAAATTCTCACTAAAAAGTCCCCACCTATGTATAGGAGATTTTTTAATAATAAATTTTGAATCTATTAAAGTCATAGATAATTAAAAACCGTTACCCCAAGCGCTACCTGTTTCAGCTAATCCCATAGCCATTAATGTTATACTTTCACCAATATTATTACATATCTCTTTAGTACTATCAGTCTGAGAAACTTTATTAAGCATTAAATTAGAACCTCCCATACCTGCGGGTATAACAAGTACTATACTTGAACCATTGCCAGCTACTTTTACTATTTCAACACATCTTCCAGCTGGGCTATTAGCTAAATAACTGTTTATATTTAAAGTACCATTCCCTGTTGAAGGTATTCCAGTGGTGTTATCTGTTATAAGGATTATATCATCATCATTTTCAATTACTTCAGGAGATGTTAAGTTAGTATTAGTTAAAGTTATTTCTCTATATTTTTTAACTCTAGCGCCTTCAGATATTAAAGAAGCAGTGACATATAAAGAACCACTTATTTCAACATTAGAACCAGAAGCAAATAATAGATTACTTCTATTAGAGTTTGAGGTTCCATTACCTATAATAAAAGCACTTTGAGCTGATGATGTTTCATTAAATTGACCTATTACAGATTGATAGGATCCTAAGGTTATAGTGTATAAACCAGCAGCGTGAGATGCTACTCCAAAAGTTATAGAACCACTTCCTTCAGCATGTGAGTATTCACCTGAAGCTGAGGTATGTTTACCTTCAGCATGTGATGCAGTTCCAAAAGTATATGAGCCACTACCTTCAGCGTGAGAATATCTTCCAAAAGAAACTGTATTGTTTCCTTCAGCATGAGATGCAAAACCTATAGTTGTAGTTTTATATCCTTCTGTATGGGATGCTTGACCTGAGGCTGATGTTTGCCAGCCTTCAGAATGAGCATATGAAGGTTCTAGGGTGGGTGAGATTGGTTCATCTCGATATGATATTGGGTTTAATGATGAGAAAGTTATAGTGTCATAACCTTCAGCATGAGAGTAAGACCCAGAAGCCCAAGTTGATTCACCTTCAGCATGGGAGTAATCACCTGAGGCTGTTGTAAGGTAGCCTTCAGCATGAGAAGCTATACCTAAAGCTAATGAGCTACTTCCTTCAGTATGTGAATAATCACCTGTAGCTTTAGTAAAATTACCTTCAGCATGAGAACCAGCACCTAGTGCTTCAGAGCCTGAACCTTCAGCATGAGAGTAAAGACCTAAAGCTATAGTGGTAATACCTTCAGCATGGGACCCATCACCTTGAGCTAATGTATTCCGTCCTTCAGCATGAGATCCAAATCCAGTAGTATCAGTATAAATTCCTTCAGCATGAGATGCTTGTCCTTCAGTTTGAGTAAAAAAACCTTCAGCATGAGAAAAATCACCAACTGTAATTGATCCAGTTCCTTCAACATGAGATGCGGCGCCAATAGCTTGAGTGTCTTCACCTTCAGCATGAGATCCAAATCCAAACGCTACAGTGACAATACCTTCAGCATGAGAATAAGCACCTGAGGCATTAGTTTCAATGCCTTCAGCATGAGAAGCAAGACCAAAAGCTTTAGTTTTTTGACCTTCAGCATGAGAATATTCATTTCCAGTTTGAGTTTCTCGACCTTCAGCATGAGAGTAAAGACCTGTAGCAAAAGTTAACCATCCTTCAGCATGAGAATAATCACCTGAAGCTTTATTTTGAAGACCTTCAGCGTGTGAAGCTTGTCCTGAGGCAGAGGTTTGATATCCTTCAGCGTGAGAATATGATTTTGAAGTATATGTTTGATAACCTTCAGCATGTGAAGCAGTACCAAAAGTTATAGAACTTGATCCTTCAGCGTGTGAATAATCACCAAAAGCAATTGTGTTATTACCTTCAGTATGTGTATACCAACCTAAAGCTTTTGTAAATCTCCCTTCAGCATGAGAAGCTAGTCCTGAAGCAGATGTGAACCAACCTTCAGCATGTGAATAATCTCCAGATGATGTTGTATAATAACCTTCGGCATGTGAAGCAGTTCCATAAGCTATAGATGAACTACCTTGAGCATGAGACCAATACCCAGAAGCAGTTACTTCATTTCCTTGTTGAAAGCTATGAGATGTGTAGATGTATCTAAAATATTCTTCTGCTCCAAATTCATCATTTTCATTATATTGAATATATGTGTCAAGTGGGGCTGGGGGCGTTAAATTCTCTTCACCTCCAATAGCACTTGAAGCTGTATAATATACTTGGCCTGAAGAAGTATTATAGACTAAAAGGTGAATTTCTGGTGAGGTAGGTAATCCTTGTAAAAACACATTTGAAGCACTGGCTTCAAACCATGATTTAGATACAAATAAGACATTATGCCTAATTATTCCTCCTCCAGGATCAAATCCATCTCCAATTATAAATGCGCTTTGTGAAGTACTAGCTATATTATATTGACCTACAACAAATTGGAAAGAGCCTGAAGCTATTGTGTTGTTACCAGCAGTATGTGAATAATCACTATAAGCTATTGTTCCAATACCTTCAGCATGAGCTCCATCTCCATATGTTTTTGTTGAGCTACCTTCAGCATGAGAGTAATTACCATAAGTTATTGTTGATAAACCTTCAGCATGTGAACCTGATCCAATAGATAAGGTCCCAAATCCTTCAGCGTGAGAACCAGATCCTGATGAGTATGTTTGTAATCCTTCAGCATGAGAAGCATAACCAAATGCTATAGTGGATGTTCCTTTATCATAAGCTCCCTCAGCATGAGAATAAAGACCTAAAGCTAATGTACGGTATCCTTCAGCATGTGAATAGGAACCGGAGGATGTAGTTTCATATCCTTCAGCGTGGGAGTGAGAACCTGATGCTATAGAACCACTTCCTTCAGCGTGAGATGATAAACCTAAAGCTACTGTGTTACTACCTTCAGCATGAGATCCAGTTCCTAAAGCTATAGTTAGTTGTCCCTCAGCATGAGAATAGTTACCTGAAGCTGTTGTATGATATCCTTCTGTATGGGAAGCTATACCTAAAGCTATAGATGAACTACCTTCAGCATGTGAGTAATCACCTGAGGCTGTAGTTAATCTACCTTCAGCGTGTGAAGCAGTTCCAAAAGTTATAGTTTGTCTTCCTTCAGTATGTGAAAAAATTCCTGAGGATGTGGTTTGAGATCCTTCAGCGTGAGATGCTGTTCCAATAGATTTAGAGCCACTACCTTCAGCATGTGAGTAATCACCTGAAGCTGAGGTAAGGTAACCTTCAGCATGTGATGCGGTTCCAAAAGTATATGAGCCACTACCTTCAGCGTGAGAATAATACCCAACAGTTATTGATCCAGAACCATGTTGGAAACTATGAATTGGATAAAGGTATCTAAAATCTATTTCTGCTCCAAAAGCATTATTTTTATTATATTGAATATATGTGTCTTCAGGAGCAGGTGGGGTAGGAGTACCTCCTCCAACAGCATTTGAAGCAGTAAAAAATACTCGTCCTGAGGAAGAGTCGTACACTAATACAGAGTTTGAAGAGGTTTGAGGTATTCCTTGAAAATATACATTTGAAGCACTAGCTTCAAACCATGATTTCGATACAAATAAGACATTATGACGGGCGTTATTAGCTGTTCCATCTCCAATTATAAATGAACTTTGAGAAGGTAATACTTTATTATATTGGCCTATAACTAATTGATAATTACCTGAAGCTGT